GGTTTGGTAATTGACGGTACTGCTAGAGATTATGACGCTATTGCAAGACAACATTCAATGTTAAACAATATGGGTTATGATTGTTATATGATATTTGTAAATACAAGTTTAGAAGTTGCATTACAAAGAAATGCTAAAAGAGAGAGAAGTGTACCAGAATATATTACAAGAAAATCACACGAAACAGTACAAAGTAATATTGGTAGATTACAGAGATTATTTGGTAATAGACAATTTATAGTCATTGATAATAGCGCAAGTGAAAAAGAATTAATTACACAAACATTAAATAAATGTAATAGAACAGTAGCAAGTTTACTAAGAGCACCAATAAATAATTATATGGGTAAACAATGGGTGCAAAAAGAATTACAAGCAAGGAAGAGAACGTAATGTCATTTAAAAATAAAATATTAGAAAGTATCATAGACATACCACGTAAGACGTATGCACCTAAGGTATTTGATGACGCTAATACATCTAATCCTAAAATAAAAGATAGTGTTAAAAAACAAATAGAAGATCAATTAAAAGAATTTGAATCAGAATATCCTATTTTAAAAACATCATTAATAGGTTCTATTCTTACAAAAAGATATAGAAATGACGCAGACTTAGACATCAATGTATTGTTTGATGTGCCAGCTGATAAACAAGATAGTGAAAGAGAAAGACTATCTAAGAAGTATCTATCATCTAAAAATCCAGATAACATACAAGGTAAATTAATACCTGGTTCTGAACACCCTATTAACTATTATTTTATTACAGATAAAAAAACTTATGATGACCAAAACAAAAAGGCAGACGCTGTGTTTGATATTGAGTCAAATAAGTTTATAAAAAGACCAGAAGATTTTACATTTGATATAGACATGTATATCAAAGACTTTAACAAAAAAGTACAAGAGTTAGATATTGTTAAAGGAGAATTAAAAAGAGATATTATAGATTACAGAGAATTAGAAGATTTGAAACCAGATGATGTTTTAAATTTACAAGATAAACTAAATGATAAGTTAAATGAAATTGAAGATGATATAGAACAGATCATCAAAATAGGTGATGGTGTGGATGCAGATAGAAGAGCTGCATTTGATAAAGATATGTCACCAGATGAAATCAGAAAGTTTGGTGTAAAAAATAGATTACCTAAAAATGTAATTTATAAAATGTTAGAAAAATATCACTATTTAAAATTCTATAAAAAATGTCAAAAGATTTTAGATGATGGTAAAGTAACGCCAGATGAGATAGATGATTTAGAAATGCATGAAGCAAAAGGTAAATCTATTGCATTTACATTTGGTCGATTTAACCCACCTACAATTGGGCATGAAAAACTTATTAAGAAAGTACAGTCTATACCTACGAAAGATTTTAAAATCTTTTTAAGTAGAAGTGAAGACCCTAAAAAGAATCCATTATCACCACAACAAAAACTAGCATATATGAAAAAGATGTTTCCTCAATATGCAAGAAACATAGAAATTAATACTACAAATATGGTATTAGATATTGCTACTAAATTACATAAACAAGGTTATACAGATGTTACTATGGTTGTGGGTAGTGATAGAGTAAGAGAATTTGATACTATTTTAAAAAAATATAATGGTGTTTCAAGCAGACATGGTTTATATGACTTTGATAGTATAAAAGTTGTTAGTGCAGGTGAAAGAGATCCGGATGCCGAAGGCGCAACTGGTATGAGTGCTAGCAAAATGAGAGCTGCGGCTGCCAAAGGTGATTTAAATAATTTTAAAAAAGGATTACCTAGAGGTGTTGACGCAGATAGATTAATGAAAGACGTAAGAAAAGGAATGAAACTTGCAGCTTCATACGGCGGTATGGCACATGCTGGTTTAGGAACATATAAACCTGTTGCAAGTTTAGAAGAATTTGAACAACAACAAATTAGAGACCTTTACATTAGAGAAATGATTTTTAATATCGGAGATAAAGTTAATAATGTCAAAGAAGACTTTAAAGGAATTGTAAAAAGAAGAGGCACTAATTATGTTGTGTTAGAAGATACAGAAAATAATTTACACAAATGCTGGATTTGGGATTGTATTCCTGTATCAGCAAATAAGGAAGTAGCAATGAGAGAATTTAATTTGGACATAGATTATGGTTTCAAAGCAGTAAGTGAAAAGAAATCAGAATATGGACATACAGATAGTTTACCTCAGGATAAAGATGTTAAGAAACAAAAAGGTACACAACCTAAAAAATATTACAGAGATTTAAAAAAAGATGTAAAAGATAAAAGAGCTGCTCACTTTAGAAATACTGATACTACAAAGAATGACAATGATCCTGCTCCAGGAGATAAGACAGCTAAGACTAAACCAAGTAAACACACTAGCAAATATAAGAAGATGTTTGGTGAGTTAAAACAAGATTTAGTTGACGCTTGTTGGAAAGGTTATAAGCAAGTGGGAATGAAGAAAAAAGGAAATAAACAAGTTCCTAATTGTGTGCCAGAAGCATACGATATAGGACAAGATTATGCTAAACATGCCTCAACAATAACACCAGGAGAACAAAACTTTCCTGGTTATGAGAATGGTAGTTATAAACCATCTGCCTCAGGTAGTGGCGAAAAGGTGGTTAAGAAGAAAATTAAAGGGTTTTTAGAACGTGAAAGAGAAGATCAACCTACTGAAAATGATATAAAAGAATGGGCAAACCAAGAGTCCACAATATATAAATATAAAGAAAGATACAAAGAAGAATGGAAAATGAAGTTGGATGATGTTGTATCTAAGATGTTGAGTAAAATATAATGTTAAGTTTTAGAGATTATAAAGACAAAATAAGTAAATCTGTTCACTATCATGTAGAGAACAATATACCTTTTGCAGAAAACATCTATAGACTTCATAGTGAAGAGTTTTATAATTTGTTTAGAGAGGCAAGAGAATTATATAATGAGGGTTTATTAGAGGGTTTAGATAGTTGGGATAAAGAATTATTGAATACTGATATTGGTGAGTTTGGTACATATAACGAAGAAAAAGTACCTTTAGATATACCGATTGAAGAAGAAGAAAAGAACCCACCACTAAACAAACCAAAAAGAGGTGGACCTAAAAAGTTTTATGTGTTCGTCAAAGACGGTGACAAGATAAAGAAAGTTACTTGGGGCGACACAACTGGATTAAGTGTTAAGTTAAAAAATCCAGAAGCAAGAAAATCTTTCGCAGCTAGGCACAAATGTGACCAGCAAAAAGATAGAACGAAAGCTGCATATTGGGCATGTAATTTACCACGATATGCAAAAAGTTTAGGTATGAGTGGGGGTGGAAACTTTTATTGGTAATGCCGTACTTAGATGATTTTCAAAAAAATGGAAAATTCATCCGTACTTTTGATAATAATGTTAATGATGACGAACTTGTTTGGCATAGAGATAAACGAGATCGAAAAGTTAGAGTTATAAGTGGAGACGGATGGTTGATTCAAATGGACAATGAACTTCCTATCCCTTTGTTAATGGGTCAAACTTATAATATTAAAAAAGAAGTTTACCACAGGATAATGAAAGGTAAAAACTTATTAAGATTAGAAATAGAGGAACTATGAGTAGATACAGACAAACAATGAGCGAATTGCTCAAAAAGGTTAGAGAAGAAGATGACCACGAAATTTCAATGGCGAGAGGTGAGCTAGAAGCTATTGCAGATAAAGCTCTTAAACTTTCCTCTATGTTAAAAGGTAAAACAGATTCAGATAATTTAGAAGCATGGGTGCAATCTAAAATTACAAAGGCAAAAGATTATGTAAATTCAGTTGCCGATTACTTAGAATACAATCCAGATATGAACGAAAAGTTTACAATGAAACAATATAAAAAGAATGAAAACGATAACGAACATTCTTTAAATGCCTTAGAACTTGTAAAAGCATTTGGTACACCAGCAGATAAAAAAGAAATGCAAGGTATCTATGATAGACATATGAAAAGAGGTCATATCTCACAACAAGATTACGCTAAAAGAAATCAAATTCATAACAGATATATCAGTAAACTAAAAGAAGAAGTTGATATGTTACCTGAAAACTTTTCAGACGCACAACTTGGTATGTTAAAGAAAGCATACATGCCTTTAAAAGGTAGAAGAATATCTACAGATCAAGCTCATAAACTTATGGGTATTTTAGATAAGTTTGATAGTAATAAAAATGCATTAGAAAAATTAGCAAAAGCAGGTATACCTTTTGTATCTGATTTAGCAGTAAGTAGATTAATTTCTAAACACAAATACAGAGCAGATCAATTAAGAAATTTAAAAGAAGAAGATAACGAAACTGAAAGATTAAAACAAGAACTTGAAAAGAAAGACGATCAAATCAGTTTGTTAAAACAAAAGGCAGAAAAAGATAAAGCAAAAGCTACTCAGGCTGCGACACAAAAGATGGTTAATCCTGAAACAGGTGAACCATTACTTCAAGTTGGTATTGCATACAAACATCTAAAAGATAAAATGGCAAAAGAAAAAGAAAAAGAAAAAGATGTTAAAGAAGAAACTATTGTAGAGTTTACTTCACAACAAATTAAAATGGCTTATGGTGTTGCAAATGATCCAAGATATAAAGCAGGAAACTATTCAGGTGCTGTTGCAGCTATCGAAAAGATTGCAAAAGGTTTATCTAAACATCCAGATGTTATGAAAGTATTAAAAAAAGTTAATGAAGAACTATCTGAAATGGCCAAAGATGACGCTTATGCGATTGGTATGGCAGCTGCTAAGAAAAAATATAATGATGAACCGCCTTTAGATAAAAAAACAATTAAGAAGGGGCACGAAATTGCTGACAAAATAATGAAAAAAGAATTTAAAACATTAAGAGCTGAGGGTAAAATGTCAGACATAGACGCCCTACAAAAACAAGGTAAAGGTGCTGAAGAGATTGCAAAATTAATGAAGTTACCTGTAAAAACAATAAAACAAATTTTAGGTGAGTTTACGGGATACGTTGATATCAGAGGTAGATTATCAAACACACAACTAGATAACATCAAAAAAACATGGGCAAAAAAATCATATAAAGATGTAACTAAAGGGTTACGAGATATGATGAAAGACATGGATCCTGGTTCTAAAGCTGCAATCAGAGCAAAGAACATAAATGTATTATCAAAGTTAGTTGATGAACAAAAAGAAACAATCACAGAATTTAAAAAGATGGTAGTTACTTTTAAATCTATGGCTGATATGGCAAAAGCTTCTACAGATTTAGCGAAACATGGTTTTACCATTGACGC